AGCAGGTCGTGCCCAAGGGCGTCGCCGTGGCGGTCCAGCGCGAGACCATGCGCCAGCGCCAGCTTGAGTTCCTGCAGTTGACACAGAACCCCATCGACATGCAGATCATCGGCCCCAAGGGCCGCGCCAGCGTGCTGCGGTCGGTGTCGACGGGGATAGGTCTCAACGGCGAGGAGATCGTACCCAGCGCCGACCAGATGGAGGCCCAGCAGGCGCAGGCCGAGCAGGTCGCCGCCGTGCAGGGCATGCCGGGCGCATCCATGACGCCGCCGCAGGCGGGCAAGCCGGGCGAAGGCCAGCGCAAGGCGGCGGGGCCGCCGCCGCAGGGTCCGGGCAACCAAGCGCCGGGATCTTCTCAGGCGAGTGGTCCCCAGACGAATTTGGTAGGCAAGCGAACAGCAGGACCATAGGAGGTCGACATGGCAGACGGTAAGTCGTGGGGTAAGCTGGGTGGCGGGTCGGGCAAGATGCACGGCTTCACCCCGGTCGGCGCGCAGCAGCCGGGTGTTTCCTCGGTGGCGGGCAGCGGCGGAGCGCGCACCGACATCAAGGTGAAGCCCGGCCCGTCCAGCGTCATGGGCTACTCGGCGAGTGGCAACAAGAGCCACGCCGGGACCCAGACGCCGGGCCAGAGCGCGTCGCAGCCGACCGGCGACGGCGGCAAGTTCGCCAAGGGCGGCACCACCAGCATGTGGGGCAACCGCGGGTCGCAGCCCGTCAAGGGCGGGCAGTCCAGCCAGTAATGCCCAAGGCAGGGGTTCTCTCGACGACGGCTCCCAAGCCGTTTGCCCAGAAAGGCAAGGGCGGCAGCAAGGTCCTGTTGCCGTCGCGCATCGCCGTGCATCAACTACTGAACGCAGCTCCCGGTGATCGCACGATGCTGGACTACGGCGAGATGACGCCGTCGGGGCGCAACGCGCCCTCGACCTACGACGCCATCACCAACAGCGTGAACAAGAAACCCTTATGAGCCCCCATGAGCAATGACCCGATGTATGCCCTGACCATGGCGGCAGCGAACCTCAAGGCCGTCGCGCCCGAGCAGTTCGAGCGTCTGGTCGAGGCGTTCAAGTTGCTCGAAAGCCGCTATCAGCAGGATCTGGTTGCCGCCGGTGCCGACGTGATCGTCGGCGTGCAGGGCCGCACATGGCTTGCTGGCCAGCTCAGGCAGCGGCTTGAGAAATGTCATGAGCAGCGGCTCAACTACGAAAACCGTGCATAGGAGTTCCCATGGCTCAGCCCACATCGGCAGAGGAGCTGCGCAACAAACCGCCTTCATCCGACATAGATCCCAACGTGATCCTGCCAAAGGCCGTCGCCGAGGCGGGCAAGCGTTCCGATATCATTCAGGCGTCGCTCGCCACGGGCGGCCCGCCTTCCAACGGCGAGTTACAGGAGACGGGTAACGACGAGGTCCAGCTCCAGCCGCCCGGCGAGATCGCGCCCAACGGACAGGGGCAGGAGCCGCCCGAAGAGAACCTGTCGCCCGAGGACTGGAAGCGGCGCTACAACGCCATGCGCGGTCGCGTCGACCAGCAGAGCGAGCAGATGCACCAGATGGCCGAGCAGCTCCAGCGCCTGCAGGTCCGCAGTAATTCCAGCGCGCCCGCGCCGCAGCGGCAGGACGCGCCGCGTAAATTACTTAGCGATCAGGAGATCGAGGACTACGGCCCCGAGTTCGTCGACGTGGTTCGACGTGCCGCCGCTGAAGTCGCGACGCCATTGTACGACGAGGTTCAGCACCTGCGCGACCAACTGGGCCAAGTGCAGACCGAGACGGCCAACGCGTTCATGACACGCATGAACGCCACCATTGGAGGCTTGGTGCCTAACTGGCAGGAAGTGAACAGACACCCGGCCTTTGTTCAGTGGGTAGGCTTGCCAGAAGTTTATTCCGGTGTTATTCGTCAGCAGCTAATGCAGGAAGCATGGAACAATGGCGACGCCCAGAGGGTGGCCGCGTTCTTCCGGGCCTTCCTTGCAGAGGAGGCTGCCGTAGACCCGCGCAGGGCGGGCTCGGGTGCTCAATCGTATCGGCCCGCGGCTTACATGCCCCCGGTCGCTCCGGTTCACCGCCCGACGCTCGAACAGTTCGCCGCTCCCGGCAGAGCCCAGTCAGGTGCGCCCGCGCCCACCGACAAGCCCGTTTACACCGCTCAAGACATCACCCGGTTCTACACCGAGTGCAGTGCTGGGAAGTGGCGAACGAGGGAAGCTGAACGGGCTGCCATCGACGCCGACATCATCCAAGCGCAGCACGAGGGCCGGATCATCTCCGATCAACGCACGATCCGGCCCATGGACTGGAACGGCAACCGTTAGCCGAGGTCCTCCGGGGGTTGGATCGCCAACCCCTTGAGGCACGCGATGGCTGGCTATCCTCTCGCCGGTGCGGGTACCGTCCCCCCGATTTTCCCGACCGGCAGCACACAACCGTCACCGGCATATTCCGGTACGTTTATTCCCGAGATTTGGTCGGGCAAGCTGATCGAGAAGTTCTATGCGAGCACCGTGCTCGCGGCGATCTCGAACACCGACTACGAAGGCGAGATCAGGAACCAAGGCGACACGGTGCATATCCGCACCAAGCCGACGATCACGATCCGTGATTACCTCGCTGGCGGTCAGCTCGCGGTGGACCGGCCCGCTTCCAACATCGTCGATCTCAAGATCGACAAGGGCCTGTACTTCAACGAAGTGCTCGACGACGTGATGGAGATCCAGTCCGACATCAATCTGATGGGGATCTGGTCCGACGACGCCGCCCAGCAGATGAAGATCACGGTCGACCAGCGTGTGCTCAAGAGCATGCTGAACGCCGCATCGCCACAAAACCGTGGCGCGACCGCGGGCAAGATTTCGGGAAATATCAATTTGGGCGTGACGGGCACACCCGTTCCCATCATCGCCAATCAGGCGGTGCCGCCGGTCGCCGGTCAGGTCACCATCCTGCAGCTTGTGCTGAGATTGGGCCTCGTGCTCGACGAACAGAACATCCCCGAGCAGGGACGCTGGATCGTGATGCCTGCGTGGGCCGCCGCGATGATCAAGGGGTCGGAACTGCGTCAGGCGTATTTGTCGGGCGACCAGACCTCGATCCTGCGCAACGGACGTCTGGGCATGATCGACCGCTTCACGCTCTACGTCTCCAACTTGCTCCCGAGGGGTGCGTTTACCGACGGCGGCGAGACTGGCACGGCAGTGCTGGCGGCGGCCGAGTGGGTGATCTACGCTGGTCACGCGCACGCACTGACGTTTGCGTCGCAGATCTCCAAGGTCGAGACGCTGCGTTCCGAGTTCACCTTCGGCACCCTCTTGCGGGGTCTGCAGGTTTACGGCCACAAGGTGATCGACAACATTGCGCTGGCAGAAGCCATCGTCTCCGAGCCAGTCCCGGTCTGATCGGATGACGGTCTGAACGGCCCGCCTCCCCCGGCGGGCCGTTCCTCCACGTCAGGAGGCGTGTGTTGCCTGACTTTATTTCTTCCTCGACCCCGCCGTCGTTGCCGCGTGCTGGCGACGAGTGGCTGAACACGCTCAACAATCAGCGTTACATCTGGACCGTCGTCTCGCCGGGCGCGGGAGCATGGCTCCAGCATAGAGCCCACCAGCTCACGGTATCCGCTGTGCCGCCGATCCCGGCCGTGCCGCAGGGGCATGCGACACGCAAAGCCGCTACGGCGAGCATCACCGACGCGCCGACGGTTACCAATCCGACGCCCAAGCACACGATGAGCGACGTGCCGCCCAGCTTACCCGTGCCGGGTGATTTCTGGTGGGACACGACGCGCGGGTTCTTGTTCACTTGGTACAACGACGGCAACACGACCCAGTGGGTCGTGAGCAATCCCGGTCAGGGCAGCGAAGAAGGTCCACCCGGCCAGACCGGCGACAAAGGCGACGACGGCGAGGATGGCGCTACCGGACCGCAGGGTCCGCAGGGTCCGCAGGGTATCATCGGCGCAACCGGCCCAACCGGCGCGACAGGACCCAAGGGCGACAAGGGCGATACCGGCGCGACAGGCGCTGCCAGCACGGTGCCCGGGCCACCCGGTGCCACAGGCCCGACAGGCCCGGTAGGTCCCACCGGACCTACTGGTCCCACAGGGGCCACCGGACCCGCCGGTACGGCAATTCTTCCAGCAGGATCGGTAGGCTACGGCGACAATACCAATAACCTGACCGGCGATCTGGCAAATCTCAGTTGGGACGCCACCAACAAGAGGTTGGGCGTCGGCACCAGCACGCCTGCGGCGCTGGCCGACCTCAAGTCGACCACCGCCGGTCAGAAGGTTCTCATTGTCACCGGCACGACGACGTCGGCCGCACAGGATTATTTCGACGTCAAGCTGCTCGATGCGACGGGTGGCGGCGGCAGCGCCATGCGCGTGCTGGGTGGCCCGACCGGCATCAACCCGCTTTATCAAGTCGACAGGGCGGGCGACACGCAGGTCTCGGGCTGGCACCGCGCGCTCTCGCTCAGTCCGTTGGTGACCAACGGGGCCGACTATTTCGGCTACATGCTGGGCAACGGTGCGGGCGGCAACATCGGCATGTTTGCCGGTAGCGGCGACCCACACTTCTCGACCTTCGGCGCGAAGGGCGCGATCTACCTCGACGCTTTAGGTGCGATCCCTTGGTACAACGTCGACGGCGGCACGACGTGGGCCAAGGTCGGTACGGGTAGCGGCGGCGCTTCGCTCACCATCAGCGACACGCCACCGGGCTCACCGACCGCCGGGGCGATGTGGTGGAACAGCGTGCTGGGCACGCTGATGGTCTACTACAACGACGGCAATTCCTCGCAGTGGGTGCCTGCGACGCCGACGATGGCCGGGTCTTACTTGCCTCTGTCGGGCGGCACGCTGACGGGACCGCTCACCGGCACGACGGCGACGTTCAATGGCGGCGGTTTTAACGGCGCGTTGAAGGTGACGACCAACGACAGCATTATTGGCGGGTTGTTTGCCGGTGCGACCAAAGGCGTTCGCATTGTTCCAAATGCGGCTTACACTGCTATTGAAGGTGTCGACAATACGGGTGTCGGGTCGTACCAGCCGCTGACGATTAGTGGC